TCTCTGGCTCCTTTTTAATTACTATACAAGTATTATAGCAGTTTGGGAATTATTGGTCAAATGGTAAAATGTGGCTTTTTTACAACAAAACTGCTTATTTTTTAAGCACTTCGTAAAAACGCTGGTTGATAATGTCCATTTCCTCTTTGGAAACGTAGAAATCTGTAGTGGGATCGTAGTAGGCGCCCTCTTTGTTGTCATAATACAACACTTGGCCTGAGAAGTTGAACGGACCTTCCAAGCCTTTACGGGGCTCGTACTTGGTACGCATCATGTCTGTGGTATCAACAACCTTGTAACCCATTTTGGACTCCTTATTTCTTACAATACTTCTATTGTAGCAAAATGGGAATTATTGGTCAACCTTTTTAGCGCCAAAGATCTTGTACTACTTTGTCGTTAATTTCGTGTGGCTTTGGCTTGCCATGAAAAACTAATACTGAAGTACTACCTGGAATTTGTGTGCCTTGACCAGGAATTTTGTGGCGTCTAGTGTTAAAGTTGTAGCCACCATCTAGACATTGCCAACGCCAACTTTGCATTTGACTGTCTTCAAAATATCTAATTCTGTTGTGACCAAGCACGGCGTTTATGTAGTCTTGATCGCCTGGGTACTGCCTTGAAGTGGTGTCCACATTGGTGGTGTTAAACTGATCCCATATCCAAGACATCTTTTCAACGTTCCACCACATCACACTGCTGTTTAATGTTGAGTAACCTGGACGTTGTAGGTGCTTAAAATCTTTGACACCCCAGAGATATTCTGTGGGCAGTTGTGTGATCCAGGAGATGTCACGAAGTATCACAGTGTCAAGATCAAAATACAACAAGTTGCCTTGATGATGTTCAGAGTTAAACAGTTGTAGTTTGTACCACCATGATCGTTTGGGTCCAGATATTTCAGGCCAGTTGGTCAACACATGTTTGATCATGTGATCTGGCACTGGTCTGTCATGTTCGGTGTACACATGGAACCTTATGCCGTTGGGAAGATTACGACTTAGCATATTATACAGTCGTTCTACGTAGATCCAATCATATCCAGTGCCGTGTATCACACACGCACAATCTACAAGGCTGAGTGTATTCTGTTTAGCCATAGGCCTTGTTCCAGTTCATTTAGTGTGTATTCTGTGTAACTGATTTGTGCAAGCCATAAATCTCTGTTGGTAACGTACGGCTGTTCTATGTCAGCAAATCCAACGCTTACAGGATAGGCCAAACTGGACATGTCAACTACAGGTCGCACTCCTGCTATGGCGGCTTGTATACCTGGTCCAGAGTTGTAGTTTACAATAGCATGGCAATCCAGTGCCAAATCAAAGCTGTCATAGGTGCCAGGTATCTTTGCAGGGCGTTCAACTGTGACTCCTAGTCCTGCAACGTCTAAACGACATCTTGGATGGGGTCGCACATGTATGGGTCTGTCAGTGACATTCTTCAAGCATTGAATTTGTTCTCTTACCCATTGATTCAAATCTACTCCGGCTGTTTGCTCGCTTTTGGCATGTTGGGACGCAATGACTATGTGTGGTTTCGGTTTTGCAGGAGTTTTCAAACTCAAGCCTAGTTTTTTAGGACGATCCCAATCCAAACGATCCAAATGTCCATAGTAGCCCTGTGCATTGATGTTGTTCACTGCAACCTTCCATGTTGTGCCACGTTGCAGAGCACCTATGTCAGCTACAATGACAGGGCGTCCCAGGGATCTATAATGCTCGTACACTGCTTGATTAGCTGCCATACGTCCAGACCATAGCACTGACCAGATCAGCACAGCATCAGAATCCATGCTGTTAGCATGCGGTGTTATTCCGGCTTGAGTCAGTGCTGACAACATAGCAGTCATTGGTGCTTGAGCATTAAGAGCACGGTGCAAAGGATAATAGGCTATGTTTCTGATCACTAAATATTTACTATGTTATTCCCCCAACTCAACGGAAAGTTAACCCAAGATCGTTTTTTTATTTTTGCAGCCGCAGACACTGTGTATTTTGATGTGCATGCTCGACCACTAATCAATAGCATTTTGAAAAACACTCCCGAATACGGATGCCACATCCACATATACGATCCGCGACCAGATCAAATTGAATTTTGCAATCGCCCAGGGGTGAGTTGTACCTATGAGTACACCGACTCTGTAGAGTTTGATCGTATCACTCAATATTGGGCAAGCCGCAGAGAGTTTGCCAATGATCGACAGAGGCAAATGTACAAAAAAGGACAAACCAACGGAGTATATGAACTACGCAAGTTGGTTCAACAAACATATTATGCCTGCGCAAGATTTGTAAGGTTGGCAGAAATATTGCCACGTGGTAGTCAATGCCTGGCAATCGATGTTGATGGCCTGATACGCGGCCCTTTTAATTCACAACTAGGGCAACAGGACTTTTACCTTTACGAAAAACCCAAGGACGGTACTCACCTTGCAGGTGCCATGTTGTTTACAGGCACAGGTCGTAGCAATGATTTCTTGCAACAATATGCTCAACAATTGCGTACCAGTATCACACAAGATGACCTGTACTGGTTTTTGGATCAATTCATACTGGATGCCATTGTGCCGCAGTACAAAAAAGGTCTGTTGCCCATGAGCTATATTGACTGGGCTATGCGCCCTGAAAGTGCCATATGGTCAGCCAAGGGCAAACGCAAAGAACTTGAAATTTTCAAGCGTGAACAGGCAAAATATCAATGAAACAGTTTCATAACTACTGGTTGCCAGACGACGAATCACACTTTAGCAAGTTTATTGAACGCAATGCCAAAGTAGGGGAGCCTGCAGAATATCAAGGTCCTGTACGTAGATTGGCATTAGGATATGTTTCTACCTTTGGTGTTAGTGTAGATATTGGTGCTAATTTTGGTCTGTGGAGTCATACACTAGAACAAAAGTTTGCACGTAATTTTGCGGTAGAGCCTGTGCAATTACATTGCGACTATTTGAAACTGAATGCTCCAGCTACTCAAATATTCCAGACTGCATTGGGTACAGAAACTGGTACAGTGATGATGCAACGATTTCCAGACAACTACGGCAAGACTCGTGTGAACTCAAACGGTGATTTTGAAGTACTGGTACAACGTCTCGATGATCTAGATTTGCCACCAGCAGATTTTGTTAAGATTGATGTAGAAGGATTTGAACTGTACGTATTACAAGGCGGCGAAAACTATATCAAGAAATCATATCCTGTATTGGTTGTTGAACAAGAATCACGAGCAGAAGCACACACATTATTATTGAGTTGGGGATACCAACTTGTTAATAGTATAAAACACGATTACATTTATAAACATGAATTTAACTGAACAATACATTCACTTGCTTAAATTGCAAAGACCTTACATTGCTGGCACAACCAACGAAGAAATATTTAATGCGTACATTCAAGACGTTAATCAAGATTACAAAGATATTAAAAATTACATTGTTAACTCAGTACACATTGTTGATGTTGGCGCAGGGGTTGGAGGTATCGACTACTTAATCAAGATCTATAATCCAAACATATCTATCACATTACTAGATGGCAATGGGGTGGTCGATGGAGAACATTATGGTTACCGAGACAACATTGCATTTTATTCAGACAATCAAGTGGCGCAAGATTTTTTTAAATCTAACAATGTTAGTGTAGAGTTCCTGCCAGCTGATCCTGCGTTGATAATTGAATGTGATACATTAATCAGTTTGAATTCATGGGGATTCCATTATCCACTAGAACAGTATCAGCTGTTTCTTGAAAACAATAGTGGCACTGTTAGTACAATAATAATTGACACTCGAATAAAATATCAAAATACCTCAATGCTTGAAGATTTTGGTTTTGTTCATTGCAAGGCACTTAGACGCTGGGGTACTAAAAAACAACGAATGGTATTTTCTAAACAACCCATTGTCTCATGTGAGCCCAGCAACGTCCTGAACGCAGGTCTTCAAAACTCCAGTGACACTGGGCTAGCTTCATAATCCACTGCTCCCGATCAGGCAAGAGTGGATTTTCCAATCTACTAAAGTCTGTGTTGGCAATGTCTCCGCCTTGACTGTATCTAGGGTCATCTGTGATAAACGCAGGAACACCTTCAATAGGTGCCACTGCACTGGGTGTTGAATTGTGACACACCAACGCCCAACAATTCACAAGATCCTGTGTGATGTGTCGTTCTTGTGGACTGATAGTTACACGATACTTCTTAAGCACAGCATCATATTTGGGGTAGTTTTTCCAATCACCAGGATGCCATCTAATTATAATGGGTCTGTCTGAGTAACGACGTATGTTAGCGAACGTATTCTCAAGCCAGGCCATTAGATTCTGTCCACGCATGCTCCACCCCATGGGACGTTGTAACGTGATCAAGATATGACTTCCCGTTGATCGCCAAGGCTTCAAGTCCATGTTGTAATGTCTACGAATGTTATTCCAATTTTCAATACCAGGAGTATTGTTACAATAAATTCCTGTAGCAGGAAACACACCATTGAAACTATACCGTAGATAACGATGTGGATTCAGCTTGTCCTTGTAAATAAACACATTGCTGTCGATGCTGAGCCAATAACGATTGCGAGATGCCTGCGTTTCCATGACCATCTTACGCACCTTGTAGTGCGGAAGATTTACTTTGCCCGGGTTGGCATCAAATGCATTGCCGATGATTGCTCCAACATCGCATGTTTCGTAGGTTTGAGATTGTGTTGTCACAGCGTGGTCACCACACTTAGCAGCACCTTCGGCAAAGAACGTTAAGGCATTGATCTTTTCTTCGCCGTTGATATGCTTGGGCAAGCTACCTAGATAACTTTTAATAACTAAAGGTTGACCGTGCATCATTCTCTTGTACCAAACTCCAGGCACGACCTGTTAAAATTTCATCTAAACTAAACTGTCCATAAGCCACACTAGATAGCCATTTGTAGATAATATCTTCGCTCAGCTTAGGTGGGTTTTCAATTTGTGCGAAATCAGCAGTGGTCACTGCACTGGCCGCAGTGGGTGCTGTACAGAGTGCAGGAATACCATATTGAATTGCTTCAACGGCAGCTATACTGTTGTAGGTTACTACAGCGTAGATATCCTCGTCTAATGCATCATAGATAGTATCGTTGGTACGCTCACCACGGCTGGCTTTCTCACGTATCACAATCTCTCTATCAGAGTGTTGACGTAAAGTATCAATAGTTGAATTGACCCATTCATTCTTGGTAGTACCATAGTATTCAAATGGTTTTTCGGTGCTCATGATCAGCAATATTTTACTGCCTGGTTTTTTCCATCCTTGATAACGTAACTTGGGATTAAACGCACACAGGTCACGCCACCGATCATCGGGCACATCCATGATCCGACTCTGTTGCATGGAATTTTTTTCTATTCGGTGATATATTTTTCTACCTGTCATGTTGTTTTCACAACGATAGTTACCTAGGTATCCAGTTTCGATAAAGTAAAAATTACGATTGGTCTCTAATGCATGTTTAGCATAATCGCCCGATGAGATGCCACGTATTATGATATCATCTGTGATGGTTTTTCGAGCACGTTTATAATCGTAGCTATTGATAAATTTTGCATCAGGATATGATGCCATGACCATGGCAGGATAATCGTTGAACTTGATCAGTCTAAACAGTCGTTCTTCTTTGTCTCGTATCACTACGTCAAGATTCTTATCAAAACGTTTATCGTCTTTGTCGGCGGTTTTACGAAATTGAGTTCTTAGATCTTGTAGTTCGTGATACAAGGCCACCGCATCTCGATTAATGTGCTTGAGTGCATCAACCAAATTGTTGTGCTGGAGTTTGTATTCCTCCATAGGACAGCGTTCAACAACTGCCAGTGGTAATGTCATATGTTCCTTTGCAAGCAGTATTCAGTTAGAATACGCTCTCTGTGCCATTCATCACCTTGTGGTGTGTCGGCAAACTCCTGGAAACAAGGTGTGCCCAGAGTATAATGCAGTAACTTGGCATCCTTATTAACGCCATATTCATCAGGCAACCAATTCCATTCTGGTGGTAGCTCTCCAATGCGAGAATCTTCTAACCACGAGAAGCGGTGGAGCTCACTGCCCGTGGCGTGTTGGACGAACTGGGGAGTAAGTTGCCTGTTAGGAAAAGAATTACAATTCCACAGAATAACACTACTCCAATTTTTTCGAGGATAGTCTTCATTTTTTGATCCTAGGTATTTTACAGGCATCCGGGTTTTGTAGTCATGTTTGACCACCATGACATCGTTATACGGATTCTGCAGTTCCCATAACTTCACGATATCATCACGCACAATCATATCGCCATCAATGAAAATGGCCCAGCCTGTGTATTCTTGCAGGTGTGGTACTAGAAAACGTGTGTAGATAAAATGATTGCTGCCATCTGTGTGTGTTTCTTCGTAGTCTCGAAACAAGTTTAAGGCCACAGGAATAATAGCCACTGGCTTTGATGCATGCCGTATGATTGAGTTGGCACAGGTGTGAAAAGCAATAGCTTCTCTTGGGTCGTACCCAACATAAACTGGTATGGCTTTCATCGGCGTTCGATGTCTTCTTCCACACAGTTCTCGCCAAACTGAATTTCAATCAGTTTAAGCGGCTGGTCTGTTTCGTTACACAACATGTGCCACTGATTCTGTTTGATCCAGATATGCTCATGTACTCCAAAATGACCAACGAGATCGTGATCACTAGAATTGTCTAGGGTGTACACAGCGGCTTTGCCTTCGGCTACAAACCAAAACTCAGCACGATGATCGTGTCGTTGCATGCTCAAGCAGGTCTTGGGGGCGACTGTGAGTTCTTTGAGTTTGGTATTAGGACCTACTTCGTGTAACACACGATAGAATCCCCAGGCACGAGTGGTCCGGGGTTTTTTCCAGTCTTCCAGTATCCACGAACTGGAATTCATTTTGTTTTCGCCGCCAACACCAAACACAAACTCCACATCGTCAATGACCATTTCAGGAATATTGTCCTTGGTGCGATCACCCCCGTTGGCAAACACAATTTGATCTTTGGGATAATGTGTTTTTAACAGTTGGATAGCATCACAACTTGACCCGTCATTGTCATTGTAAACAACAACTTCGTCTACAATCTTCAATGCACTGACCAATGCAAATCTTTCGCTCATGGGCATGAATGGCTTGCCTTTTTTACGAGTAAGCCATTCGTCTGAGTTGAGACCAACTATAAGTTTATCTCCTAGTTGTTTTGCTGCCTGAAAGTAGGCAAGGTGTCCAGAGTGGATGGGGTCAAAGCCGCCAGTTACAAGTACAATTTTCATACAGATATTTACACCTGTATGTCTTCCATGCCTGCAGTTCTTAGCCTGACCACATGACCCATTTGCCACTGTTTGGTATCCAGGCCTTTCATAATACCCAGCCACCTATTGCGAAGCAATGCAACTTCATTAATGAGAGTTTCCATATCAATAACTTCGTCCTCACCGTCTACATATTTTTCAGCATCTCTACTAGTTAACGCTCTTGCATATCCTTCGAGATACTTTTGAAAATGTCGGCGTCGAATCTTGCGTAATTGTATGTTGAGAAAGTTAAGCACTGCCTCAATTTCTTGCAGTTGATTGAAACGATGTTCTGTGATTCCTGGTAGTGCAGTAATGTTTTTTTCTACTATACCACCAATGCGACAGTCTTTTTTGGCTGCATCCAGTTCGTGTTCGTAGTATGCAACAAAATCTGGAAGAAGACCAAGGTCTGCTGTAACTTTACTATACCACATATTTTTTATACTCAGTTAGCCAAGGAAATAACACTTCCCAATTGGTGTTGCGCCTGCGATCTTTTTCATCAAGATACGTTAATAGTTTAGAGATTTCTTGTGGGTCAATATCTGAGGCAATAATGTTGTTTGCTATGCCCAACATATAGTCATATGTTATTTTGTCCTCATCTGTGCTTTGTGGCATCAGTGACAATATTTGATCAAAGTCTTGTTTGAATTGATTGCCACCTAATATACCAGCATTGAAATAGCTTGGCCCTGGTGCGGGTCCACTAAAGTGATGATGCACTGGTCGTATAGTATTCCACTTTTTTAATTTGATCAACAACTCAGGCATGGTCTTGATGGTGAGAGCAGTGATAGTCTGATTGATACTGATGTAGAGCCATTTGTTCATGATTAGTGTTTCAAAGTTGCTCTGCCACTGAGCAAGATCAAGCCCCCACCTTACATATTCTTGTTGTGGTCCCCAACAATCTATACTGCAGGTAATGTCCACTCTTTTTAATTTTTTTGTCAATAACAATTGCTTGAGTCTGTCAACAAACATGTTTAATCTATCCGTTGACACCATGAGATTGGTAATGATGTTGAGTTCGCAATTGGGGTTAGGATGCTGTTCTATCATATCTAGCAGTTTTTCAAACTCCTTTTGATAGAACGGCTCACCGCCTAACACTCCAAATCGTTTGAGTTTGACAAATCCTGTAGGAAACCAAGACCAAAAATTTGGCGACAAGTCTTTGTAATGTGTGTCAATTGATATTAACGATACATTGTTTTTTTCAAAACTACCAAATTTTTGATTCTCTGCGTTTATTACCGAACTTAATACTGGAGTACAATACAAACATCCTAGATTGCAAGTGTTGTTAAAAAATACTTCTAGTATTGTAGGACTAACTTGAATTGCAGAAGCATCATCAACAAGCTCTGGCGGCGATAAATCTGGTGCGTTAATTTGACGTAGCCGATCACTTACTCCGCCAGACTCTTCAATATTTCTACAATACAAACAACTAGTTTCGGGCCACAACCCTTGCAACATTCTTGTACGATCATCTAACACAACTTCAGTATTATGAAAATTATTAAAATTTTCCGGAGTCAGAGGTGTTTCAGCGGTGCGATGACACGTTCGAGAAAATCCGCCATTGAGATACAGAGCAGTCCAATTCCATTTTAATTGACAACTTGTTGCAGTACGAATTGGAAAGTATGTCTTGGACATTAATCTTCCCAGTCATCCTCATTAAAGTCGTCAAAATCTTCATCTTCCTCTGCGTCTTCTTCTTCAACATAGTCTTTGTCGTTGTCAAGATATGCAGTCAATGCACGTTTGATATCTGAATCGCCTTTGAAAGCTGTACGGATATCTTCTACGTCTGAATCATTGTCCATCAAGATCTGAACCACAGTTTCTGCAGCTTCTGCACGATCCACTGTGTTTACAAAACGTTTGAGTTCGCCCCAAATCTCGCTTGCTACTACTTCACTCATTCTGCATCCTCCTCGACTGTAGTTACCTCTGCCTTCTGATTACCAAAGTCTTTCATCACAACATCCAGGCACGAGTCATCGTTGCGTTCCCACCCTTTACGGAACTTCTTGATGATCTCTCCAGCACTTGTGGTAAACACAAGACTGTTGCCTTCTTTCTTGAGCAGGCCTTTTTTCTCAATCAAGTCAGTAAGACCTGAGTAAGGGCTCATACCTGTTGTGTACGGAATTTTAACTTGCACACCTTCAAAGGGTTTGGCATAGCGTGTTTTCATAACTTTACAGCCTGCACGGATACCGTTGACTTCGGATACTTTGTTGCCATCCTCATCTTCTTTGAGTTTCATCTTCTTCATGGCAACCACAATGCTTGATGCGTAGATAAAGCCCTGGCCGCCGGAGATCTTGTCATCTGGATCAAACATGTCCTGGCTTGCATATGTGTGATTGGTACAAACCAGGCCTACATTGTAGCTACCAAACATGTTGACACAATTGCGAACAAGTGCTGTGAGTGCTTTGGGTTTACGACCCAGGTCACCTTTCATTTCACCTGCATCAAATTGATTAACGTCTGTGGGTGTCAACAGCATACCCAATGAGTCAATCACAAACATGACCTTGGGACGTTCGCCGTCTGGTAGTGCTTTGTAGTCGCTCATGAATGTGGAGATTGTTTTTGCCACATCATCAATCATGGCCATACTCAGTTTAAGAAGTTTGTCTGGGCCAGTGTCAACACCTAATGCTTTGAGCCAGTCTTCATCCAGTGCGTTCTCACTGTCGATCAACACCACAAAGATACCTTGTTCTTGTGCGTGTTTAACAATATTGCCTGAACAAATATATGATTTGCCTGCGCCTGAATCACCAGCAAACACAGTGACTTTGCCCAGCGGAATACCGCGGTTGAAGTCGCCAGAGATCAAATAGTTCAAGGCATAGTTGCCTGTACTGATCCAATCTGTAGGATCATTGAAGCCAATGCTTAGGCCGTCAATGCTTTTTGTAATTTCCTTGCGGAACTTGCTTACGTCAAATGGTTTTCCCATATATCACCTATGTATAGAAAGAAACGCAAGAGGTGTCTCCCCTTGCGTGATGTGTAGTGTCAATTATTTGTTTTGACGAGCACGAATCATAGCCAAAATGTCTTGTGCATTTTGCCCTGTAGCCGCTGGTTTAGCAACTGGTGCTGATGCCACTGGCACATCATCTTCTTCGTCAAATGGTGATGCACTTGCTACTGGAGCAGGTGCCGGAGCAGCCTTAGCTACTGGTGCACTTGCAGCCACAATGTCGTCTTCAGTAACGCCACTGTTGCCACCTGCTGGTGCGTTAACACCTGCTGGACGGAAGTATTGACCCCAACGCTCTGTGTCGTACGGCTGACCATCTACTGATGCTTCAAACATCTCTTTGATTACCTTTAACTCCACGTCTGTTGGACGCTTAGGCAAGAATGTGCTCAAGTCAAACAAGCCGTGTGCTTCAATTGCGGCTTGTTCAGTTTCTGTCAGCGCAGATTCCTTACGTGCCCACTTTGAAGTGTTGTAGTCAGCGTAGCCGCCTTTTTGTGTTTTTGTGATACGGAAATCCAGACCACGCATGGCGTCTGTTGGCAATTCTTCCAGTTCAGGATCCATCAACGCACCTTTGATTAGTGTGAACAATTGAGGGCCAATGATGAATCGGCGAATAGGATTGTCCGGGGTCTTGTCGTCACCAATTGGGTTTTCGCGAACAAAGCCTTGGAAAATATAACTGCGTTTTTTCCAGTACTTACGACCCATATCTTCAAGGCTCTTGTCCTTGAACCATGTACGTACTTCTGCCAAGATTGGGCAAGCGTCGCCCCACATCTCAACACAGGGTACTTGTACCATGACCTGTTTTGAATCCATTTCTCCCTTGATGCCGTTGAAAGGCAAACGAATCATTGCTCGTTCTTGCCAGAAGAATGTGTTTTTTGTGTTACTATCAGGGAGGAAGCGTAATGTAGCCGATTGGCCTTCTTCCATATTCCAGTGCGGGTAGATCGATTTGTCTCCGCCACCTTGCGAACCTTGTCCGCCTTTGTTGCCTTCTGCTGCCTGTAGTCGTGCTCTGATTTCTGCTAATGATGCCATAGTGTTTCTCCTTGTTAAGTTGCCTATGTTATATGCCTATCTAATAATTTAGATGCTTAGTTGCCTGTGCATACAAGTTGTATTGTATACGAATGTATTTAGCATCGCAATAGTAAAAGGCAAGACTTTTGCCAAATAAATATCACACTACACCATGACCCAAGAACTATTACCGTTACCCAAAGTAGACTTTTACATCTGGGATCCACACCTCTACTGGACTGCAGAGTCGCCAGTACTGCCGTTTGACCAGTTGTTTCCCAACATCAAACTGGTTCAAGATCCTGATGAGTTGTCAGCAAGGTGTGACTCAGCCACTGTAGAGTCGTATCGAAAAATTGTTTGGTTGTGCTATGAACAAATTGATTCTGCAATGGACTTGTCCTGGGCGGATCTAGTTGTGACCTACACCGACTGTGCCATGCAGAGCCGTTGGCCTGTTGTGTATGGACAATTGTGTGAAAAACTAAGAACAGAAAAAATTCGATGTATATTTTCTGGAAGATGGCAAGATACCATGCCTCCGGCAGAAATTATGTACTGCAACTCGCAACCAAGATTTGGAATGACGGTACAGGCCAATGTATTCCAAAATGTTGACGAGGTTAATACGCCGTTTCGAAAATACATGTTCGACGCAATAATGGGACCAGTTAACACCAGTCGATTACACTTGTTGTACAGGATCTTAGAAGCCAATGAAATGAGTGCTACCTTGGCCGAAATGGAGCCAGCGCAGAGTGAGTACGACTGGGATCAAATCTACATGTTGGATCCTGTGGGGTATCTGCGCAATGGGCAAATTAAAAAATATACCAGTTCAGCTTTAGAAAGTATTGAAAAACCTCCATCGTATGTTAATGCGCCAGACCAATGGTTACAGGTGCCATGGCACATTTATCAGTGTTCGTGGTACAGCATAGTGTGCGAAGACAGCGACACTGGCAACAATTTAAACTTTCTAACTGAAAAAGTTGCCAAGTGCTTGTTTGCCAAACGTATCTTTATAATGTTCAACTCTGCTGGATTGTTAAAAAATCTACGTAAATTAGGGTTTCGAACATTTCACGGGAACATTATCAACGAAAGTTATGACGATGAACCAAATGATCAAAAGAGATTTACCATGGCATGGCACGAGATTAGAAAACTCTATCATACCGATGCTAGGAACATTTATCCAGAATTTCGTGATGTGTTAGAACACAATCATCGATTGATACAATCCTGGACCAGCGATGAATTCAACAACATCAAGAATTTTTTACACCGAAGTTTGCTCTAGAACAAACTATAAAAACGGTCACGAGCTGTTTCCAAAGTAAATATTGTTATGACCACACACCGAATATACGACGCAGATTCCGAAGTTCATTCAGTTGCTCACCATCTTTGGGAAGTAAAAAACTGTTTTGGCGATGAAACGTTTCGAGAGCTATCCACCACCCATTTGAATCATGCAGATTCATGGCACCGTCATCCAGACTGTTTGGAGTATCGACTGCAACTCACACCCGAGTCGCCTACACTAAAACAACTACAAGACATGGGTCCTACAATAATGCCTTCTCTGGAACAGATTACTGGCATCAAGCTCATGCCTGCAGAATGCAAAATGTGGCTGGATTTGAGTGGGTGGCATTGTCCGTATCACTCAGATGCAGGGTTGCTGGTAGTAACCTATCAAGTGTACTTGTGGACACATGGCGATGTGCATGGTACTGAGTTTACACACAGCAATCCACGCACACGATTTGATTTTGTACCCAACACTGGTTATATCAATCTAAACAGTGATCTCAAAGAGCATCATGTAGATACTATCACTGGCACACGATTAAGTGCTTGCTGGCAATTCCGCGCCAAAGTGTAAGTTCACAGTTTCGCGCACCGCATTAGGTGCCACAGCATGTGCCGTTCCAAAGAAACATCTAGGTTGATTGATCATTAACCAGGCTTCGTTGGGACGGTATTTTATTTTGATCAAATCTTCAGGCTTGAATTCAGAAATATCTGCATAGTCGCTAGGGTGATCAGCATTAACTGTTAAGTTGTTGCAGAACACACTGGATAGTTCAGGTGCAGGATCTTCCCCCATGTACACTTGAATAAAACATTTGATATCTGGGTGTAGTCTATGCATCATAATCTTGCTGCCTGACAGATCAACACTTGAATAGATCACTTGTGGTTGCACCAAATGATGTGTCAATTGTTTGATCTGTGCAGGTGCTTGTGCCAGTGCAGACTCCAATGTGGCATTAGAGCCCCACGGTGTCAACAATCGATTGGGATATTGTGTTGTCCATGATTGTTCCGGACTGCGATAGCTGTGACGTACAGATTCAAAGTCCAAGAAAAAGTCTGGCAAACGCCAGACTGTAGGAAGGATTTGTTGGGCATTACTAAAGTTTAGCATGCCCATATTTAAATCATTTTATCAAGGCCAGACTTTTTATTCTAGCCAGCAATGCATCATCAGATTTGCTTTCATAGTAGGCACCAGTGATAGCACTGTTGCTGTTCATGGGATCGTCATGACCTTCACCTACTGCGTTACCGATCATAGCACTTCCAATCATACCACCTACAGGGCCGCCTAATGCGGTGCCAATTGCACCACCTACTAAGCCTTCATCCATTACCTGGTCAATGAGTTTTTTGCCACCGTATAATACAGCCAATATTATACCAATTGGAATTGAATACTTAACTGCGGTGCTTGCTAGTTCGGCAATGGTTTTTCCATCGATTGCATTACCAACTGATTGTGTTATTGCTCCAGCAGCTTTACCAACGTCACGGTACACTTCGCCTACACCACCCATTGTGTTGTTTGCCACATCGGTAATGGCCTGGTATGCACCTAACCCAATACCGATTTTATCTGCATTTTGTGCGGCTGATTGTGCGGCTGATTTGGCAACATCGGCAGTGCCGCGGCCAATATCAGCGGCTGTTTTTCCAGTAACAGCTTTGCCTGCACCCGATGCCATACGACCCAGTGCTGGACCAACTTTAGACAACAATGGTATGACAGCTCTTGCACCTGCTGCCAACAATGGAGCAATTTCATTTAGTTGTTCTTCTTTAGTTAACTCTCTACCTGCCATCTGTCCAGCAGTCCCACCGGCTGCGCCACCTACAACTCCACCTATTGCCGCTCCAATTGGGCTCCCGGTTGCTAATGCACCCAATGCAGATCCAGCAACTGTTCCGCCTACGCCACCCAGGGTGCCACCAGCAAGTTCACTTTTCCACCCTTCATACATGCTGCCGCACTCCATGAGCCCGTGTTCTGGGCAGTATTCACCTTCCATGGTCATGTTGCAACTGCTTTCGTTAGCCGCTTGTTTTTTTAGATTATCGTATGCTTTGTCTTGTTTTTTCTTTTGGAAATAGTTAGCAGTTTTTTCAATACCTTTGCCAACTAGCCCGCCAAGTGCCGCGCCTGTTGCTGCCGCTGCGGTGCCTGCGCCGCCTTGTCCCAAAACGTTAACTGCGTGAGAAGCCATTTGATTTAGAGAGTCAAAATCAACTTCGTCTAGCATGCCTTCATTACCTTCAGGGTGTTTCATAAAGTGATGATATGCTGATGCTACGTCACTTATGAAGTCTTCGTCGTAGTTGATTTTGTAACGAGCTGCCTTTGGGGTCATGCCTATTTCGATTAATTCGTCGTATACAGCTTTGTAGAAATCATCGTTATCTGAGTCTGTGCTCATACCTGGTTTCTCTAATGCCAAAATCTTGCCCACTAGTTCGTCAATGTATTCACTGCCTTCTGCATTGCGGCTTTCCACAACAGGTAATCCTGCTGCCTTGCGCATGGCGTTGATACTTTCAAATGTAGCTATGTCGTCTGCTTCACTGATTGGAGCCATTGGGGGCTCTTGGGGCATGTCCTGTGTGGGTGCCACTGGCTGCTCAGGTTGGATACCTGGTTCTGTACCATCAGGTTCTACACCAGCAGGTTCTTGACCCGTTGTGTCAATACCTAGTTCTTGCAACCGGGCCATGACTTTTGTGTCGTTCCAAGCATTGGCACGTGGATCACGTTCGGCTAGCTCATCAAGACGATCAAACAATTCATCGTCGCCCACTAGGTCATACAATTGTTCTGTAGCATTGGTAGCATCAGGTCCTACAATGAGTTCTTTACTCATCATTTCTTTGAGTTTTTGCAATTGCTCAGGTGTCTCTGGCAGGTTCCATGTACCTTCAGCCAGTGTGTTGATCCACGATTCAAATATGTCTGCTTCTTTCATAGCATTTCCTTGTTGTTGTATACGAGCCAATAGTGGCAGAGCCTCTTCGATTCGTGAGTCCAATGTTTGTTCAATAAACATTGTTTTGATGTTTTCTACCAGTTCTTCTTGCTCACCAATCTCAGCAGGGTGCCAAGATTCAAAGTAAGAACTGTATCCACGTGGTGTGCTCATGCGTTTGACACTTTCACGTAGACTTTGATAATATGTGTGTGCTTGCGTTGTGATCTCTTGTGTGACACCTTCAACCACACGACCTTGGCTGGCACGATTGAATCTGCTGAGCACTTTCATTTCTGTGACCATTTCGTTGATGTGGCAGCCACGAATATCGTAGGGTTTGCCACCCTGGCGCACATGTTCCAGCATGGCACGGCCACCTGCTAGATTAGTAAAAGCCAACTTGTAACGTTCACTGTCAGCGGTTTCAATAAACAAACTTTCCACATAGCGATAACGCTTGTCGTTTTCGCCCAGCACACGATTGTGATTGATTACCAGTCGTGCTTCTGTAGGCTCGCCGCTGTAGCTTGTGCGACGGTTGCCATAGTAACCTTCAAACAGGCCTTCTTTGATGGCAGCAATGCCTGCCTGCACTCGCTTGAGTTTGCTGATGTCCATGAGTGTGCCGTCCCAGCGATTGCGGTTGGCCAGTTCCATCAGTTGTTGCTGGAACTCAAAAAATTCATCTCGATCATCTGGGTCTTCCATGGTCTTGCCAAGATTGTCTCCGTACATGATCATCATTTCATTGTCGTTGGCCAGCACAATAACCATGGTACCATAATTCTTACCTGATCCGCCGATGTAATCAAATGTAAATGTTTTAGCTTCTGCGGCATCAGCAGGGCGGCCATCTTTGCCCAGTGTTTCAGGATAGAAATCACGGGTGTCCAGCAAATCCGCTAGTTTTTGTTCAATATTGAGTTCTTGTGCCATAGTTGTATATTTAGTCTAATGCTGGAGTCTGCTTGGCACGACAATTATTTCCGTGCCATCGTGTGTAGGCTGCCTTAATAATTGTTTTTCCGCAATGCTCACATGTTGTCTTGCTATTATTAATAGATGACTTTAGATTGTTTGTCCATTCGGTGGATCTCTGTGGCCGTTTCTTTCCAGTTAATGCTTGACTTACTTTAAGATTGCGTTCAGCACTAGGTTTCATGCCAGTGAGAGTTTTACTAATTTTTTCCTTCCACTCGGGTGTAAGGTTTCTACCTTTGTGTTTGCTAGGCTTACCTCTATTAGATTCAGATAATGCGATTGCATTGTTCCTCTTGATTACTTCGTATATTCTTGCTGTTATTTTATATCGTTGTTGGGTAGTTGGGTTATGTAAATTTGCCATAGTCCATGTTGCATGCCACATACTACGTTTTTCTAACCCAGTTGTCATCTTTGTTAGGAGATAATGACATATAAAATGTTCTCTTGCTGTTAATTCTACAAGATTTTCAACGCTGTCAGTTCCGCCAAGACTCTTTGGAAGAATATGATGCTTTTCAACATACCCTGTATTTTTTCTTGTACGGGCATTATTAATGATATTGTAATACCACAATCTATATTTGTTTTCTATGAACATGCTACTATTTATCAAAGATAGCAATAAATAGTATGGTATAGCAATAAATGGTATATTATCTAAGAAGAGCCACAAAAGGCATAGGTTCAATTTGATTGTCTGCATGATCTTTAAGGTGTGTGTTTAGGTCTGCATGGTATGTTTGTAACACCATCAGCATGCGCACTGCCAACAAACTGCTCATCACAAGATCATCTGTTTCGCCTGGTTTGGCAGCATAGCTTGAGCCCAAGGCCACAAATGTTTTGAGTTCAGAAATCAAGGGTTTTGAGTGCAATTTCATACGGTCTGATTCTACAAGTATTTTAAACTTGTTGCAGGCCACAATTTTACTTTTGTTTGTGGTTGTGAATCCTTTGCGTATTCTACGCCCTGCTGTGCCTTGTACTGAGTTGTCGCTAAGAAAATATCCTGGAATATTTTCTTCGCCGTATTCATTGATGCTGATCAAGGCTGCTTCACCCAAGGTGTTGTTTTCTACAGAATAGTACACTTTTCTGTCATCCTTGACCACTAGATTGATTTCTTTTACAATATCTGCTAGAATTTTAACTTGTGTTGGTACATCAGTACGATTGTGCCTCCACTCTGCTACCTGGGTAGTAGTGTCTGCCTCAAACACTTGTATGGCAGCAGGATCGCTTCCTGTGCCCAAGCTAGGATCAAGTGCCACAATGTATATCTTGTCTGCGTGTATAGGCGCATACCACCGCACCTGGCCTGTTTTCCTTGTGGGCTCAACTCCTTCAATATCCAACAGCTTGATAGGAGATATCAGTGTTTCGTCATTGATAACAAATTCACAATCCATCTCTCGACGGAAACGTTCTTCACCTAGCTGTGCTCGTTGTTGATCTCCCCAGGCTTCATCACGATCAGGATGATCACGCCAGTAACTGCGATAGGCTTTGAATCCGTTTATGCCCAGGCCATTTGCTCGTTGGTTGCCAAACTCATCTTCTGTCTTGTTGGCGCCTTTCCACAGGTACGCAAACTGATCTTCATCTGAGTTGGGGGTACTTGTGATAATAGCCTTACCACCAGTTGCCAGTGTTGGTGAAATAGAAGTCCAAAACTCCTTGGCAATCGTGGGTCTAACGAATGCAAACTCATCTGAGTACAGGAGCGAGATAGACATACCTCGGCCTGTTGTTTCTGTTGTTGTTTGGCTTACGATTCGAGATCCGTTGTCAAAGTCAATTGAGCCTTTGTTGTAACTGGTTACACCTGCTCGAATATGATTGGGGCACAGTTCATATGCATAACGAATACGTTGCATGATCTCCTGCGCACCTGTGTACTTGTGCGCGGCAATTAGAATAGTTGAGTCTGGCACAAACATTGCATACCACAGCAAGTAACCGGCAGCCGAAGTAGACTTGCCTGTTTGTCGAGGCATCAAGCTGATTGAATAACGATAGTTATGATAAGTGTATATCAGTTGCTTTTGATAGTCAAACGGATGATACAACATCTTGCCGCGTGTGGGGTGCTGGATATAGAAAAAGTTGTCCATGAAATACAGCGGACCCGAGTCTTGATCAGCACACAGCATGAAGTCTGTTAGTTGTTCTTCTGTAAATGTTTCCCTACGGTGCGGGGCTTTGACAAGGACTGTTTCTGGACTTATACTCATAATGTATTAATTATACGTTTGTACACAACATCAGCAAAGGCTTGATTGTTTTTCTTTCCTAAATGTAGCAAGTCTCGACCAAGATCTAGTTCTCGTTTGTCTTCCACAAGATCAAGATAGTCGGTAGGGTTGAACATGATCACAGGTGTGGCATTTTCATGACAGTACCACTGTATGGCCGCACGATTTTTTTCAGCATGTAATCGCATGTTTTCATCATTTTCCAGCCACATTTTAACATAAATTCCATCAGTCCAAGGCTTTACGTTATAGGTCCAATTGATTAGGTGCGGTGGCTCGTTGACTTCTTGATGTAATTCAATCCTGTTGGGCCTTGGTTCTAAGAACACCACAAACTTTGGTTTCAGTACGGGCAGCCAATGTTTAAGTATTCTATAACAGGTATCACTGCCCGAGCCTGCTACCCCAAGATTCCAGCAATGCAAATTGAGTTGATTACTAACTAGGTCTGTCCACC